GCGCACTCTGCACATCTTCAGGCCCACGGGGTGTGAACTCGACCACATTTTCGGAATTGAAGAAAACCCGCATCAGGCTGGGCAGCATGGCGCTCACCGTGTCGCGCACCTCCATGGCCACCACTTTGGAATTGCCCTCGACCTCGTTGCCAAACAGGTCGCCACGGTAATATTCAGTGCCCTTGGCGCGTGTTGGCGACAGGTCGCTGTCCACGTAGCTGACAGCATCAGTCAAGTCTTGCGTGATGATGCTTTGCAGTTCCGCATCATCCATGGGGGCTTGGGCCGCAATGTCGGTGCTGATGGCGTTGGTGATGTCTTGCTCGTTCATGGCTGTGCCTTTGTCAAAATGACATACATGGAATCCACCGCCCGTGGTGTGCGCAGGATTTCCTCTTGCGGCAATTTTAGTGCTTGGCCGACCTCAGAAAGCCTCATCTCCATGTGGGTCATCTCAAATCTGTCCGGCCAGCCCAAGTACCAGTGCCAGTCGGTGTAATAAAGCCAAGACTTCTCGTTGAATGCACGCACATGGGTGGGGTCTTGCCATGCGCCATAACTGAGGTCATACGGCACATGAATATGCATCCGGCCACCCACCTGGAGCAGTTCTTTGCAGTTGGTCATGGCCGTGACCAGGTCGGGGATGTGTTCCAGCACATCGTTGGCCAAGATGGTTTCAAACATCCCAGGCTTGATGTCCAACTCGCCAAGCCGGGTGCGGATGGTCGATCCCCACGGCACTTTCGTGATGTCCAGCAGCCAATCCGGATCTTTGGTGACCTGAATGTCTGCGTTCAGGCAGTCCTCACGCCAGTCCTTGCCGGACCCCAAATTAAGTGTCAAACCAGGCTTTTGCATATTCGGGTCTGTTGGCCTGCAACCATGGCAGCGCCTGGTCGTGCAGTTTTTTGGCGTCAAAGCCGATGGTGTGGCTGCCGATGTGGTGGACGTAGCTTGAACTGATGAAGTGGCTGTATCCCTTGTTGATCAGGTCGCGGCAATGCACATCGTCGGAGTACCAATTCAGGGGTGGAAAGCCCTCGCCAAACGCATCTTTGCTGATGTAGGCAAAGATTGGGCTGACCTCCTCGGCCATCTTGATGTGGGCCTCGGATGGGAATTTGTAGAAGTGCAGGCGCTCGGGCTGCTCGGTGATGCGCACGTTTTGGCCAGGCCGTGCGGCATCACTTCTGGACGCCACCCACCCGGCACGCACGCTGTGCATGGTCTTGATGATCTGCACATCCTCCATCAGCAGCTTCACGCTGTCGGGCGTCAGCACGATGTCATCGTTGGCCACAATGCAGTCGTTCCAATCCTTAAGCGCCTCACCAATCACATGGTTGTAGTCGTCGCCAAAGTTGCTCGGCTGCCCATAGATTTTGAGGAACGCCTGGTGCTGCTCAATCACCGACTCTGGACCGCGCAGGTAGACAGGGCATTCGGGTGCGTACTGCTTGATGGACTCCAGCAGCACGGCCAAGCCCTTGCCATGCACGGTTGAGATGCAAATGGGGATCAATCGTCTTCCCCTTCGCCTTCTTCCATCTCGCCTTCTTGCTCACCCGTGTTGGGGCCACCCACCACCCACGCATCGCACGTTCTGCTGGCCGCGCACTTGAAGTCGAAAATTTCGCAGTAGCCCAGATCAGCCAGGCGGATGGTGCCCCATGGGTCGGCGTCCATGCCGATGCCCTTGGCGATGCATTCCCTCATGTCGTCCGACACGTTGAATGCCGCGCAGTTGCCGCACAGGCTCGTCTTGGCGTCATCGGTGGACACATCCCACTGGTCAGCCTTCTTGGCCCAAAACGCGCTGTTTGGCAGCTTCGGATTCTCGGGACCGTAGGCCGCGCTGGTGATGGCCTTGGCCCGGTTCTTCAGGTTCAGCGTGATGTCCTGGGTTGGCATGGGGCAGGCTTGGCCTTCATCCATGTCCTCGCCCTCTTCCTTGTCCATGACCTGGCTCATGGTGCGCTGCATTGTTGCCATTACTTCTTGCTCCGATTGGTTGCTGTGCGCTGGCCGCGCATGGGCATCTTGGCTTCACTCATCGCAATGGCAATGGCCTGCTTGGGGTTTTTCACCACCTTGCCAGTGCCGCCGCTGTGCAGCTTGCCAGCCTTGAACTCGCCCATCACCTTGCCCACCTTCTTCTCAGCTTTGCTCATTGGCATAGATTTCTCCAGTTGATCAATTTGCAGATTATGCGACTCTGGACAAGTTCCGGCGCAGCGGCTGGCTCCACTTGCTGCTGGCCGCTGACCCGTACATCCCGGCAATCGCGTCACTCGCAAACGTCAGCACAAACGCATCGGCCTTGTCAGGGCTTGGCAGGCCGCGCTTTCTGATCTCGTCCTTGCCTTCAATCTGAATCTTGCCGTTGCTGGTGAAGCTGTACCGCACGGTGGCCAATTCGCTGATCAGCACCTCGTCCTTGGCCAGCTTGCAGTCTCTGGCCTCCAGCCACGCCTTTGCCCGGTACCACAGTTCAGCCTTCAGATTCCTGTACGTCCCGCCCATAGCAGGGCTTTCGGACACGTTGATGCCACGCGCTGGCAGGCCCAACTCGCGCAGCCGGTCCACCACCCCAGCGCCCAGGCCGATGCTGTCCACCAGAATCTCCTTTGGCTGCTGGCTTGGCGGCAGCACGTTGTACTCGGCCACCACAGCGCCGGTCAGTTGCATCAGGTCCAAGTTCTTCCATGTCCGGATGCTCTCGGTCACAACGTTGCCTTGGCGCTTACACAGGGCTGACCTGTCAGATCCAAACCGCGCAACGTCCAGCCCCCAGATCATGGGTGCCGACAGGCTGGCCGCCACATCCCGGTGCAGCGCACTTTCGAGCAGGTCCATCGCGATCACCGTGTCGTCATCGCCCTTCGGGAATTCCCCTATGACGCGAATGCGATAGACGTTGCTGTCTTCACCGTACCGCTGCGCCATCTCCTTGACGTACTCATCCGACACCCGTGGCGAGTCGGTGCACGCCACCTGGAAGGTGGTCCACTCACCAGACAGCCTGGTGTGTGTGTCATAGAAAAAGCCTGACGATCTCACCGGGTTGCCCAGCAGCAGCGTCACAGCGTTGTGGCCAGACATCGAGCCAGCCGCCGCCTCGAACACCTGCTCGGGCACGCCGCTGGCCTCATCGGCCACCAGCATCACGTTCTCGCTGTGGATACCCTGCAAGGCTTCAGGCTGCTCGGCCCGTGATGTCCTGGCCGAGATGAACATCTCGGTGGGCGCAGCGTTGAACTCGATGCGCTCTTGCTTGACGGTCAGCAAGCCTTGGAGTGGGGCAGGCATCGCGTTGATCCACCGCTTGAGTTCCGCAAACATCGCGTCATAAAGCTGGCTGCTGGTCGGCGCTGTCACCACCACCTTGACGGGTGATCGCGTCATGAAGTACCACAGCATGGCCCATGAGGATGCCGTTGATTTACCCACCCCGTGGCCGCTTCGGACTGAGATCTTTCGGTCCCCACGGGCGATGGCCCCCAGGAACTTGATCTGCCAGGGGTCAGGGTCCACCCCCAGCACCTCCCTCACAAACAGCACCGGGTCTGGGTGGTACCTGTCCACCCACTGCTGGAACACATTTTCTGTTTTTGCCATAGGCGTCAATTATGCGGCCTGTTGGCTGTGGGTGACGATCTTGGCCAACTCGCGCACCTTGTCCCGTGGCATGGCCATGTTGAACACGCTGTTCATCCTGAACGTCTTGTTCTTCTTGGCCTCATGCCTGGCCCGGATAGCCCTGAGATCCGGCTTTGGCTTCTTCTTGTCCTCGTTGTCTCCCAGCATGAACACCGGCCTAGGGTAGCGCCTTGCGTCATCGTGCCCGTAGGTCCAGGCCGCAATGTGGATGCGCTTCTCGCCAGCCTTCGTCCTCTTGTTCATGCGATGGAGCACCGCATGGGCGTCATACCGGCCAATGTCGGCGTAATCGGCAAACTCCTGCGCAGTCATGCGCCCGAACTCTTTGAACGCCTCCAGCACCCTGGTCACATGCTTTCCCGTGTTGGTGGTTGTCACTTAACTCGATCCTTGTATCTGTTGTACCGCCACGCTGTGGCTTCCTTGTCAATGCGCTTCCAGACCTGCTCTTTGTCGTACTGGCTCATATCGTTCCAGGTCGCCACCTCCATGTAGGTGCGGCCACACCCTTTGCACTTCTCGTCATACAAGGTGGTGCAGACTGCTATGCAGGGACTGTCAGGCCTCATGGCTTCTCCAACACAATTCGCTCCAGCACTTCCATCGACCTGTGCAGGTCTTCGTGCAGGTAGTCAGGTATGGTCTGTTTTAGGCTGAAGCTCCACGACTCCATCGCGGACAGCAGCTTGATTGCTTGCAGGGCTTCTTCTTTGGTCATGTGTTCCCCCTTGCTCGGATGGCTTTTGCTCCCATATCGCGCACAGCGTCCATCAAGCCATCTGCTCCAGACTTGCTTGATTCAAGCAACTTTGCACACGCCTCACGCTCTGCCTTGCGCTCCTCCTCCAGCCGCCCATGAAAGCTCCGTGCAACCCAGTCGATGAACACCTTGGCGCTTTCCTCTGCGTCACCAGTGAACACCAGCTTGGGGCCGTTGAAGTCCAGCTTGCCGATCTCTTGCCCGTTGTTGTGAAAGGCGATGTTGTAGTCGGGCTTAAAGTTGAAGACGGATATTTGTCCGGTTGGCTTGAAGCTGTAATTGATTTCATCCATTGTTCTTGCTCCTTAATTTGGCTTCGATGGCTCGGGCGACTTCTGTAAAAGACAGCATTGCCGCACCAAGCGGAACACAGGCTTCTTCAACCTCCTCATCCGTCAACCCAACAAAAGGCCGCTGTTGTGGGGTGGTGTAGAGGGGTTTGGCATATGTTGGCGGCTCATCACTCCATGACGTAGCAAACTGCCATTCATCATCATCAAGCCACGCCCACGCCACAGGCTCCGCAACTGGAGGGTCGTAACGATAGTTGCTGTTGTCTTTCGACACAGGCTCATAGTCCAGTCCCAACTCTCTGGCGTTGTCTGCCTTCTTGTCGAGGGCTTGCTCCACTGCGCGGCCAGCATCGTAGCCATACTTCCAGCCCATCTCCACCAGCAGAAGCTCATCCTTGGAATACGCTTTCTTGCGCGGCTCTTTCACTTCAAGGAAGTTGCCGTCCATCCACTGCTCAAAGGTTTTGTAAATCTCTTTGGTCATAAACAACTCCTCAATGTCAACAGGCCAAGCATCAGCACGATGAAGGCAGCCAATGCCCACACCAGTTGCCCATCAGCAGGGGTTGGCCTGTCTTCAGCTTCAAGCAGCTCTTTGGCTCGGCGTATCGGGCAGTCCTTGCCCTGTCGGCAATCGCCGTTAGCATCACAGCAGGTCATCTCAGTACCTCCCCGCCGCCTGCTCACGCAGCTTCTCCTGCGGCTGGGGCTGCGCCACCAGCCAACGACTGCCCAGATGGCGAATGCTCTTGATCCACTGCCTTTGCAGATGGCGGCTCTGCGGGTAGAGGGTGCGTACCCGTTTAAGGAATGTCGTGTTCATCGGTTACTCCAGGTTGTTGAGAATTGCAGTTTAGCGCAACTATCGTTAGTGGATAAGGGGTATTTTTGGGGAAACTTAAAAAAATTTTTTTCAGCAGGGTTGGCAGGTAGATGTCAGGCACCGCCACAGCCGCGCCCCCGCCGCGCGGCCCAAGGGGGGGGGGTCGCGGCCAAATCGCCAGGCTGGCGGCTGCGACCTGTCCACAAAGTTTTGTCCACACTTATCCACAGATTCCTGCGGATAACCTAAAAGCTACGCCCAACGTATTCCTAAATCTGTGGATAACTCAGGATCGACTTAACATAATGGACGTTGTATGAAGTGACGTCAGTCTTCGGTATTCGTAATGCTGCGTTTGCGCAGTGCATCAAGCGCCATGCTGCCCAGGTCAATGTTGACCAGAGGCTGCTGCTTGTCGCCATATTCCTCGTTCATCTTGCTGGCCAGCCAGCGCCTGGTGTCCACCCGCAGCTTGGCCACCTGCGCCTCTTGCGGTGATGCGCTGTCGGCGATCTCCAGCGTCTGCTCGGCTAAACTCTGACCACCCCGTGCGCGTGCACGCGCGAGAGCAGCAGCGCGTGCCTCGCCCCCTCTGTCCACCCAATCGTAAAAAGCGGTGTGACTTATCCCCAGCGTCCGAGCCAACCCCAAGACGGTTTCTCCTTGCGAGATCCTGTCAACGATGGCGAGTTCGCCACCGAACTGGTGGATCTTCTTGTTGACCTCTGTGGCTTCCTTGCGTGCGATGGCTGCCTTTTCTTTGAGGCCCATCTGCCTCTCAGCGATGTTGTCAGCCCACTCAGCCAACGTGTTTGCTTTCGCCATTCAGATACCCCTTGATGATTTCAAAGCCCTCTTGGGCAGATCGTGCGACAGCGCACAGATAACCTTTTGCATTTAACTGCAACTGCAAAGCCTTCTGCTCTTTGCTCTGCTGACCTGTGGCCGTTTTCATCTCCACAAACAGCCCGTGAAACCCACCACAAGCCTCCAGGACGCACAGATCAGGCATTCCCGCCAGTACACCCTCCTGATGCAGCCTGACGCGCTCTGAGGCCGTTCTATCGCCTCCGTTGGGCACAGCCGCAATGATGATGTCTGGATAAAACGCCCTGACCCGCTGCACCAGCTTGACCTGTTCAGTGTGTTCAATGCTTTTTCTCAGTCGAGCCACCATGCATCGGATTCTACCGATGATGGCTTGGCAGTTGCCTTGGAATACAAATGGCAGCGGTGCTTCAAATCAAACGGCATTGTGGCCATGCCGGTGGCCTGGCACTGCCAAGCCTTCCATGTGACTGTTGCCCAGCCGTTCCTGACCTCGGCCACATCGAACATCCATTGCAGCGGTTTGGGATTGACCTTGCGGTGTTTTTCCATCTGCTCGGCTGGCATGGACTGCCTGAAATCTGTCATTTTGGCGTGATCGCACTGACCACACAAAACACGGTCATCTTCGACCCAGGTTGCATCGTTTTCCATCTCCAAAAACCTCCAACCAAAAGTAATACTGTAATACTTGCTCAAAAAGCTCAAAGTCGACCGGACAGACCTATAGGGTTTTGTCCGGTCGTCCGGTCAACTTTTGAACTGAAAATCTCTCCCATGCGTGGGGATGGAATGCACACATATGTGTGCATATCCATCACCACACTCCGGGCATTTGGCTGTCGACCGGACGACCGGACGTCCGGTCGACTGTCCGGTCGTCCGGTCGACTTTAGGTGCAGCCATTTGAGTGTTGCAAATCATGCCAACTGGACCCACAGGTTGGTCAAATCTGTCGGGTTGAAGTTGTGAAAAATGGCCGTGC